TTCCCAATGGCCGTAAGAAAATCATTAACATCAGTATTCCTGCAGGTATCGAGGGCGGGCAACAGATTAGATATCAAGGCATGGGAGATGCTAGCATAGCAGGAATACCGCCAGGGGATCTAATTGTTAACATTCGTGTAGCACCACACCCTATCTTTAGAAGAGAAGGCGATTCACTAACTGTTGAAAAAACAGTTTCGGTATGGGATGCTATGCTAGGATGCAATTTAGATCTACAGACCCTAGATGGTAAAAGTTTAAACATTACAGTACCGCCAGGAACTCAACCAGAAACTGTGCTAAGTTGTAAGAATGAAGGATTGCCAAATATGCGCAGTAGACATCGAGGCAATTTGTTAATTAAAATTAAAGTAGTTGTTCCGAGAAACTTATCTCCTAATCAAATTCAAACTATTGAGAATTTAAAAAATGGAATTTAAACTAGGCCCGCATAATAGTTTAATGCAAGAAAGCAGTAGGTGGGAATTTGATTCTCAAGAATCAAAAGATCAAGCTCGATCTCTTGAAAGAGCAATGATCGATTTTATGGTTGCTAATAAAGGAATAGGACTTGCTGCTAATCAAATTAACATAACCAAGAGAGTATTTGTTATGGGTAGCAATAACATAGAAGGTTTTCCGATACCGTTCGCTGCATTTAATCCTGTTGTTGTCGGAGTCAGTGGCTCTGAAGAACTTGCCGAGGAAGGATGTCTAAGCTATCCCGATCTATGGTTAAAAGTAAAACGACCTACAAACATTGTTGCTGAATATCAGGACGCTGATGGAAATACACACACAGTGGAAATGTCTGGCCTTATTGCTAGATGTTTTCAACACGAATTAGACCACCTAAACGGTATATGTTTTGTTGACAAAGTGTCTCCTATGAGATTACAATTAGCTATGAAAAAGCTGAGGAAAAAGAAATAATGATTGAACCAAGCCACAATTTACAACAGATTTTTGATCATGCTGTGTCAGTTGCAAAAAATATGCAACATGAATACATCACAATTGAACATCTAGTTTATAGCATCATGTGTGATCAAGAATCCTATCAGATTATAGAAAACTACGGTGCTGACGCTAACTTTATTAAAACCAATCTAGATCATTATATTAAAAACAATCTTAAAGAAATTGTTATTAATGAAACAGATTACAAACCTAAGAAAACCAGTTCTGTTGAAAGAGTGTTGAATCGCTGTTTCACACAGGTGCTATTCAGTGGCAGACAACGCATGGAAGTTTCTGATATCATTATCAGTGTCCTAAGCGAAAAAAATAGTTTTAGTTTTTACTTCCTAACTAAAGGCGGCCTAACTAAAGATAAATTTGTCAAGTACTTTCAAGAAAATATTGTTGTAGATGAAGAAGAAGCACAACCAATGCAGGTAGTTAATAACAATCAAGTGGAGCGAATCATTAATCAATTCTGTACTAATCTTAGTCTTGCTGCTAAACAACGTAAGATCGATCCTGTTATTGGGCGTGATGAGGAACTTGAAAAGATTCAACTGATTCTTGCTCGTAGAAGCAAGTGCAATGTCTTAATGGTTGGCGAACCAGGTGTTGGTAAGACTGCTATTGCGGAGGGTCTTGCACGTAAGATCTTTGAAAAGAAAGTTCCTAAGTTTATTCAAGACCATCAGGTCTATACCCTAGACATCAGCGCCTTACTTGCTGGTTCGAAATATCGTGGAGACTTCGAGGAGCGCATCAAAGCTGTATTGGCTGCTCTTGAAAAGAAAGGCAAGATTATTCTTTTCATTGATGAAGCACACATGATGCAAGGTGCAGGTGCTGCTAATCAAAGTTCAAACGACATGGCCAATATGCTAAAGCCTATCCTTACCAAGGGTGTGATTAAGTTGATTGCATCAACTACGTGGGAAGAATATCGCAAGCACTTTGAAAAGGATCGTGCGCTCATGCGTCGATTCCAGCGTGTAACTATTGATGAGCCTAGCGCAGAAATGGCTGTTAAGGTTCTTAAAGGTATTAAAAAATATTACGAAAAGCATCACAATGTTAAAATTACAGATGCGGCCATTGAGCAGGCAGTTAAACTTTCTGTGAAATATATGGCAGACAAGAAGTTGCCCGATAAGGCCATCGACATTATTGACTGTGCAAGTGCTCGTTATAAATTAAAAGACGATCCGGAGATGGAAGGTGTTGAACAACTAGTTGATGTTGAACAAATTACCTACGAACTTTCAAAGATGATTAATATGCCATTAGAGATGGTAGCACAGAAAGAAAGCAAGAATCTTGCAGAACTAGAATCTGGCATGAAGAGTGCTGTTTACGGACAAGACGGTGCTGTCGATACATTACTAGACAAGATTTTTGTAGCACAAGCAGGCATGAAGCAACCAAATAAGCCAATTGGTAGTTTTCTGTTTCTTGGACCAACAGGTTGCGGTAAAACTGAAACAGCCAAACAGCTAGGTGAAAAGATGGGCATGCCATTAGTTAGGTTTGATATGAGCGAATATCAAGAGAAGCATAGCGTAGCTCGATTGATTGGTGCTCCTCCGGGTTATGTAGGCTACGAAGATAATGCAGGACAGTTGATTACTAAATTACAAGAAATGCCTAACTGTATCTTGTTGTTAGATGAGATTGAAAAAGCTCATCCCGATGTCAGCAATATCTTGTTGGGATTCATGGATAATGGCTTTGTTACTGGATCAAATGGTAAACAAGCGGATGGTAGAAACTGTATTCTTGTTATGACCAGCAATCTAGGAGCGAGAGACAATGAAAACAACACTATCGGATTTGGCGATTTAGACAAAGACGGCGAAGATGATAAAGCACTTAAAAAGTTTTTTGCTCCTGAATTCCGTAATCGATTAGATGCTGTTATCAAATTCTCTAAACTTTCACAAGCTGTTGTATCACAAATTGTTAAAAAGTTTATTGCAGAACTAAACAGTCAATTGAAAGATAAAAATATTGAAATTGCACTAAATGCCGATGCAGTTAAATGGTTAGCTGAAAAAGGATTCGACAGTAAAATGGGTGCAAGACCCTTGGCAAGACTAATCGATAACAAGATTAAATCTCCACTAAGTCGTAAAGTATTGTTTGGTGAGTTGCAAAGCGGTGGCAGGATTGATGTTTCTATTGTTGATAACGAATTAGATTTTGCAATCAGTCAATTATTGACTAAAGAGCAAAAGAAAGCCCTTAAACGAGGAACACCAACTGAGGTAGTGGAAGATGTATCAGAAAATACAGAAACCCAAGACAACTAAACGTAAGTTTTACGGCAAATGGTTATACAAGGTGTCTATTGATGCACCGGGTATAGCCGTTCTACGATCAAAATCGTTAGAAGAAGCTATTGAATTTTTAAAAAAACCAGTACCTAATACTTCATATAGACAGAGTCTGCTTATCAAAGCACATACAAATTCTGAATCATTATTAAAATTATGTAATTTTTTAAAAAATGTGCCGAAGGAAGATTGGACTAAACGTATTGAAACCCATCAATTGGATTTTTATACTAATAACAAAGCTCTGTATGATAAATTCTGTAATAAATTTAAGGATATTGTAATACAACAGTTTGAACCAGAAGAAGCCGATCTTGAACTGCTAAAAAATCAATATACAATTATTGTTAAGAAGCTTCCTCACAACAAATATCGATATAAAGCCTTTCTTAGACCACATAAGATGAAAGGCGATGTTGATGCAAAAAAGCGATATCTTGATTGGATCGGCATGCAGGGAGACAAAATTTGTATGTCTAAAGTTGTAAAGGCTTGGTTTATGTACACTGATTGGAATTGGGATCGTAGATATCTTCTAGTAGAAGATACGCCGACTCTATTGATGCTGCAAATGCGCAGCGGAGATGCCGTGGGCAAGATTTACGAATACGCTGTAGTCGATAAATAAGAGATGTCCATAGAAAGCATAGTTTTATTATCAAACATCACAGCAGAAGCTGACGGATCTACATACTCTTACGGTGATAAACAGCCAGGAGCCGGTTATCACCGTAGAGGAGACGGAGTGCATACAGCAACATACACCGTTGATTCCTTTATAGGTTCTATAAAAATTCAGGGTACATTAACACTTTATCCTGGTGATGACGACTGGTTTGATATCGACGGCGCTGAAATAGGACTAGGGTCCGATAGTTCTGCGTGGACTACAACAAATTCCTTTAATTTTACCGGAAATTTTGTATGGCTACGTGCTGCATACAATCTACAGAACGGTACTATCACACAAATCCTTTATAATTACTAACTGTTGGTATTCGATAAATATAGTATGCCCTTACGGAATCATATTATATGCTATTAAAAGAAATGTTTAGCCCTGTCGGCTCTCCTAAAGATGATCAAGCAGATATCGACTGGATCGGCGATCTTAAATTTTACATGGATAACAGCGACGAAATGTTAAACAAACATTTTTTCCCTGCGGTAAAACGTCATAAGCAACATCAAGGCAACCCAAATGCATATAAAATCTACATTCGTACGCTAGAAGGCTGTTTAGAAAGCTACTGCGAAAAATATGAAGTAGAGGATCGAGACGAAAAATTCCCTAAAGACAAACTAATTGAATTAGCAAAAAGTATTGCTGATCAACAAGAAAAATATCTAGCAAGAGGCGACTACGATAAATGAGGCTTCTTGAACTATTCGAACAATCAGGCAAGACTGCGGCTGTTGCATTCGGTAGAATGAATCCGCCTACGATCGGTCATCAGAAAGTGGTTGAAGCTATCTTAAAACAGAAAGCTGATGCTCATTTCCTATTTGTATCTCAAACTCATAAGCCTACTGGCAAAAACAAAACAAGATACGAAAATCCATTACCCTTTGATGTTAAACTGGGATTTATCCAGCAGGCGTTTCCTAACATCGATATAGGCGATACATCAGTTGGTACTGCAATTGGAATTCTTCAAAGTTTAGAAAAACAAGGTTTTGAAAATGTTATTTTTGTATGCGGTTCAGATCGTGTACCGTCATTTACTGAATTGTTTAATAAACAAAACGGCATCGATTATAATTTAAAATCAATTAAAATTGTGTCTAGTGGCGCTAGAGATCCCGATGCAGAAGGTGCAGAAGGCATGAGTGCCAGCAAGATGCGAGCCGCTGCTATTGACAACGACATTGAATCATTTAAGTCGGGACTACCGGCAGGCTTGCAAGGAGATGCTGAACAAGTATTTTCTGCGGTTAGACAAGGATTAGAACCTTGGCTAGAAGAAAAAGTATCAGAAGCTGGAAAATTTCCCTTTGCTGGTGCTAAGGTAGGACACAAAGAAGGGCCGGCAGGACAATGGAGTAATAAAGGCCCCAAGGCAAATAGGCCAGCAAAAGTTGGCGACCTAGTAGGCGGCTCAGCGTCTTAAGGAAAATTGAATGAAAGCAAAAGAATTTATACCGGCAAGTAAACCTAGAAACTTTGTAGCCAAGAATCAAAAGACTGCTGGCGCAGGCGCACATCGTGATAAAAAGCGAGATGAAAAGCAGGGCAATGTTAAGCACAAGCGAGATCTAATGCCAATGGAGACTGCCTTGCGTGATAAAGAAGATCTACAAGCAAAAAGAAAAGCACTGCAAGACTTGTCAATGAACAAAGATGTTGATCAAACTGCTGTTCAACAACGCAAATTAGACTTAGAAAAAGAGGCTAAAAAGAAAGGCATGTCAGAAAGGTACAGAGATCCGGAAGATTGGGACGAGGGCAACACTGAGCCGCCCAATAACTTTGCTGTTTATATCAATGGCAAAAAGTGGAAAGTATTCAAAGGTCGTGGTCAGTTTGCAGACGACTACAAAGAAATACAACATTATCGTCAACTACAAACCTGGGCTCAACAAAAATCTGCCACTACTGGCAAGAAGTGGACTGTTTCTATTACCGGCGAGGAGCCTACAGCATAATGGATGAACTTGCCGATATCAAACGACTTGCAGGTATTACCGAGTTTAAAGGGTTCCAACCCTACGGCGGCAGTAATATCAGTTTGACTGGTATGGAAAAACGAGAGTTAGAAAAGAAACACAGAATTAGACCCGGAACACCAGAATGGTTTCAGTTGTGGTTTAGTTTACCTTACATGACTGGCGAACGCCCAGTAGGAGATGACAAATGGTTGAGATAACACAAGCAGCAAAGTCTAGAATCATAGATCTATTGATTGATGAAAACAATCCTAAACTAGCATTACGTACCTTTGTACAAGGTGGTGGATGCAGTGGCTTTAGCTATGGCTTTACTTTTGATGACGAAAAGAACGAAGACGATTTTGAATTTCCCATTAATGAACAGTACAACGTGTTAGTTGATGCAATGAGTATGCAGTATTTGCAGGGTGCAAAAATAGATTATAAAGAAGAATTAATGGGCAGTCAATTTGTTATTAGCAATCCTAATGCACAAAGTACATGTGGGTGCGGGAGTAGTTTTTCAGTATGAGTCCCGATCAATATCCTGTATATCCAGAAGACGACGGCTACGACAGATTTCGCAATCCCTATTCACCAGTATGAAAGCTAAAGAATTTATCATTGAAAGAAAAAAATCTAAACGTAGATTAAGAAGTGCCGCTTGGGGTCCCGGACCCTACGGCGGCTACGGATATTATGCTGGATACAGCGGAGATTCAAGCGGTGATGGTGGTGGCGGTGAAAGCGTAGAGCACGAAAATTTTGCTGACGGGAAAAATCCGCAAGACAAGGGCGACAGCAAACGTCATGGGATAAATACCAAAGCATCAGTAAGTTCACTCCGAAAGACTGCTAAACAAGGCGGTCGTAAAGGACAACTTGCACATTGGTTAGCTAATATGAAAGCTGGTAGGGCAAAGAAAAAATGAGAATAACAGAAATTTTAATTGAAGGTGTAGCAGGTCCCAAAAAATGTTGGCCTGGACATAGAAAAGTAGGCACACAGCCTGGCACAGGTAAGAATGCCGGCAAGCGTGTCAACGACTGCGAAAAAATCAAAGAAGACGAAGTAGAAGAAAGTGGTCTTCAATACTATACCGGAGTTAAGAAACACGGTGAAGAATACATGAAAAAGGCAGCGGCTGCAGGTCGTGAAGGTGCCAGCCAGAAAGAACTTGGCGCACTCAAAGACAAGTACAGCAAAGCTCATAAAAATGAAAGTGTAGAGCTTGCTGAAGAGTTTGACATGATTGAAGAAATAATTGAGTACATTGCAGATCAACACGCGGTTGATATTGACCTTGTGTGGGAAGATTTGTCAACGCTTACAGATGACGAGCTATATGTTTTTGCAGTGACTCAACCTATTAACGAAGACTGGCAAAAGGCCAATAAGAAAGACAAGACTGATGGCATGAGTAAAAAAGCAGTTAATGCCTATCGTAGAGAAAATCCGGGCAGCAAGTTAAAGACTGCTGTAACTACAAAACCTAGTAAATTAAAGAAAGGCTCAAAAGCCAGCAAACGCAGATCGAGCTATTGCTCACGATCTAAAGGGCAGATGAAAATGCACAGTATTAGCTGTTCTAAAACTCCAGACAAGGCAATTTGTAAAGCACGTAGACGCTGGAATTGCTAGTATGAAAATAAAAGAATTGTTCGAGACAGCGTCAGGTATGGGTGCGGGAGATGTTGCTACCTTTATTAAAGGCGGGTCTGGAGCTGGCGTAGGTACGCTATTTGGAGGCAGTTATCAGCAGAAATCTGCTAAAAAACCTAAGTCTAAGAAGCCTCGCGAAAGTATATTAAGAAGATAAATACAGTATGGACTTTAAAAAACCCGATCACGAAGCAAGTATGGCAAAAGCAGAGCTAGCTCAAATAGCTAAGAATGCTATGGCTGTTTATCGTATGATTAAAGAAGGCGATAATTTAGATGGTTGGATCAGCAGTTATATCTCTGTGGCCAACGATCATTTAAATTCTGTTCATGAGAAAATGGATTACGAATCTCAGAAACAAGGTGCTATCGAGCAAGGTCCTAGAGAATTTGAAGAATCAATGCAGTACGAAATTAAAAGCAATCTGTGCGAGCAGTGGCTAGAAATAAAATATCAAGGAAGATAAAAATGGATTTTAAATCAATCATCAGCAAACTAGACAGCATGGAAGCACCTCCACAGACTCCTGCTGCTCCTAAATTAGATAAAGCTGTTCAGCTAAACGAAGATGCACAATTGCGTGTACTAAGTGGTCGTTCTACATACGTTGTAGAAGCCAAGAAAAAAGCCGAAGAAGATGTCAAAGAAGAAATGAAGGTCGGCGACAAGAAAGCTTCTTCTACAGGTGGCACTATCGAAAAGACTGCCACTGGTATTAAACACACAGCAGGCAAGAACTACGGTGGCGACAAGGCACCTAAAGATGACGACGGTGATGACGAACCAAAAGCTAAGAAAGCCAAGAAGGAAAGCATTGAACCAGTATTTAAGAGCAAGTTTATGAAGATGGTCGAAGCCGCTAAAGAAGAAAGCGAAGCTGAAGCCAAGAAGAAAAAAGAAGAAAAGAAAAAGAAAATGGCCAAGATCATGGACGAAGGTGCTAAGCCGGATTTCCTAGACATGGACAAAGACGGCGACAAGAAAGAGCCAATGAAGAAAGCAGCGGCTGACAAAGGTGGTGATAAGCCTGCTGGCAAAAAGGGCATGAGCGACAAACAGGCCAAATACTTTGGCAAGAAAGAATCAGTTGAAGAAGCTGCTGAAATGAAAACAGGCGACAAGAAAGCATCTTCAACAGGTGGCACGATTGAAAAAACCAAAACTGGTCTAAAACACACTGCCGGCAAAAACTATAGTGGCAAGGCAGCTGAAGCTGACAAAAAGAAAACCGACGAAAGCAAGATGATGCCAAAAGGCAAGAAGCGTCCAGTTAAAGAAAGTGTAGAAAACATTTTGTCATTTAAAGAAATGATTCAATTGGTTCAGGAAAGCGGTGGACAACAACAAATTGATGCTGTTGATCAAGAATTGTTTGCATGGGCTCAACGTGTTGCCAAACAAAAAATTGGTGAAGGCCTAAAGGCAGATGTATACGCAGGTATGGTATACGAGCGTATGGGCGGAGTATTTGAAATGTACGATGTACTAAGCGAAGACCAAAAGTAATTTAACCAATTACACTCAAAAGCCGGCAATTTAGTTGACCGGCTTTTTTGTTGGCTATATAATAGTTCTATAGGAGAATTATATGTCAACAAGAATGTACGGACCAGAAGAAAAAGCAAAATTAGAAAGACTTATCAATGAGGGGTCTAATGTATTGCGTGAAGTAGAAGATCTCCAAGAAGGCCTAAAAGAAACTGTTAAAGCTGTTGCTGAAGAATTACAAATTAAGCCTAGCATTATCAATAAAGCAATTAAAATTGCACACAAAGATAATTGGAAAGATCACGAACAAGAATGGAATGATATCGAAATGATCCTCGGTGTTACTAAGCGATTGCCTGAATGATTCAAAATACCGTCAGTTGGATTAAGCAGGATTATAAAGAATTTCCATTACGATTCTGTTTAGAATTTATTGCTTGGTTCATGAGCATTGGATGTACAATATGGATGGGGTACACTTTACCTACTCCTCCATTTATATATCTATATCCATTGTTTATTGTGCAATGTGTTATTTTTGCGTGGGCAGCTTGGACTCGAGGATCAACAGGCATGATAGCCAATTATCTTTTAATTTCCACCATTGACGTTATTGCCTACGTGAGAATGATAAGTAATTAAGAAGAAGGTTTGATCAGCCACAACTGATCTAATTGGTATTTGCAAGCCGTAAATTGCATAGGAGAACAATTTGAGTTATGTAGACGCTTTCTATAATAGAGAGCAGGATGTAATCAACGTCGTTGAACGAGATGCCGAAGGCAAAAGGCATTTTAAAGATTACCCTGCTAGACATATTTTTTATTTTCCAGATCCTAAAGGAAAATTCACTAGTATTTTTGGACAACCTCTTTCACGAGTAAGTTCCAAAAATGTCAAAGAACATCGCAAAGAACTTGCAATTCATTCAAACAAAAAACTATTTGAAAGCGATATCAATCCAATTTATCGTTGTCTAGAAGACAACTATCTTAATGTAGATGCACCCAAGCTCAATGTAGCATGGTTCGACATTGAGGTAGACTTTGATCCAGAGCGTGGCTATGCATCACCAGAAGATGCGTTCATGCCAATTACTGCGATTGCAGTTCATCTACAATGGATGGATACTATGATCTGTTTGGCTATTCCTCCTAAGACTCTATCTATGGAAGAGGCTAAGAAACAAGTTGAAGAATTTCCCAATACTTATTTGTTTGATAACGAAGCAGATATGTTAGACATGTTCTTAGACATTATCCAAGAAGCAGATATCTTAAGTGGTTGGAACAGTGAAGGCTTTGATATTCCGTATACTGTTAATCGAGTAACAAAAGTTCTCAGCAAAGAAGATACACGCAGATTCTGTCTGTGGAATCAATTTCCCAAGAAGCGTGAATACGAAAAGTATGGCAAGGCTGCTATAACATATGACCTTATTGGTCGTGTACACCTAGACAGTCTTGAACTGTACCGCAAATACACCTATGAAGAACGACACACCTATCGACTAGATGCTATCGGTGAGATGGAGATTGGCGAGAACAAAACTGTCTACGAAGGATCGTTGGATCAATTATACAATAACGATTTTCGTAAGTTCATCGAATATAACAGACAAGACTGTGCATTGCTAGATAAACTAGACAAAAAATTAAAGTTCATGGATCTAGCCAACACACTAGCACATGAATGTACTGTTCTACTACAGACTACTATGGGTGCTGTGGCTGTAACTGAACAGGCCATTATCAACGAAGCTCACAAGCGTGGAATGATTGTGCCTAATCGTGTTAACCGAGAAGGACTTGATACACAGGCTGCCGGTGCTTATGTTGCGTTTCCAAAGAAAGGCATTCACGAATGGATTGGTTCGTTAGACATTAACTCACTATATCCTTCGGCCATTCGTGCGTTAAATATGGGACCGGAAACTATTGTTGGACAGTTGCGTCAGGATGGTACTAAAGATTTTATTGCTGCTGAGATAGCAAAAGGTCGCAGTTTTGCAGGCGCTTGGGAAGGCATCTTTGGAAGTTTAGAATATACTGCGGTAATCGAACGCGATGTAGCTCGTGAAATTACTATCGACTGGGAAGACGGTGGCCACGATACATTAAGTGCTGCTCAAATTTATGATTTAATTTTTGAAAGCAACCAACCCTGGATGCTTTCAGCTAATGGCACTATCTTTACCTACGACAAAGAAGGTATCATTCCGGGTTTGCTCAAACGCTGGTATGCAGAGCGTAAGGAAATGCAGGCCAAGCTCAAAGACTGTATTGCAGCAGGCAACAAGATTGAGGAAGAATACTGGGACAAACGACAGTTAGTTAAGAAGATTAACTTAAACAGTTTGTATGGCGCTATTTTAAATCCCGGTTGCAGGTTCTTTGACAATCGTATCGGACAATCAACTACCTTAACTGGTCGTGCCATTGCCCGTCATATGGCTGGTAAGGTCAATGAGATTATTACAGGTGAAAACAGTCATACAGGTAAAGCTATTATCTACGGTGATACTGACTCCTGTTATTTCTCAGCGTATACTACTTTGAAGAAAGAGATCGAGCGAGGTGCTTTACCTTGGACCAAAGAAAGTGTTGTAGAACTGTATGACACTATTGGTGAAGAAGTTAACAGTACCTTCCCTAAGTTCATGCAAGATGCATTCCATTGTCCAAAGACACGCGGCGAAGTTATCAAAGCAGGTCGTGAGATTGTTGCTAGTCGTGGATTGTTTATTACAAAGAAACGATATGCTGTATTGTACTACGACAAAGAAGGCAAGCGAGCAGACGTAGACGGCAAACCAGGCAAGATCAAAGCCATGGGCTTGGATCTCAAACGTTCAGATACTCCTGTGGTCATTCAAGACTTCTTAAGTGAAGTTCTAACTAAGGTGTTGAATAACGGAACCAAAGAAGATGTGCTAGAGTATATCACTAACTTCCGCACAGAATTTAAAACTCGTCCCGGTTGGGAGAAAGGATCACCTAAACGTGCCAACAACATTACAGAATACGCCAGTAAAGAGAAGAAGGCTGGCAAGACTAATATGCCTGGTCATGTTAGAGCAAGCCTTAATTGGAATACGCTCAAAAGAATGATGGATGACAAATACTCGATGGCTATCACAGACGGTGCAAAAGTTATTGTCTGTAAAGTCAAAGATAATCCTATGGGCTATACTAGCGTAGCATATCCTGTAGACGAACTTAGACTACCACAATGGTTTAAGGACTTGCCTTTCAACGATGCTGAAATGGAAAATGCAGTTATCGATGAAAAATTAGAAAACTTAATTGGTGTTTTGGAATGGGACATCAGTTCAACAAGGTCGGACAATACATTCAGCAAGCTGTTTGATTTTGAGTGATTTAGCGGTTGCTTTTTACACAAGATCTAAATATAATCTTAAT